TACGGGTTGACCTTAACTTTGTGGTAGTCATCTTTAGTCCAGACACTGGGACGGTTACTCGTGTCTGAGTAAGGGTACAGGTAGAAGCTATCAAACTCTTGTGGGGTCACGTAGTCTAGAGACACAGTGGGGTAGTCAAAGGCTGTTTCTGCTGTCCCGGTAGGAGATGTGTACCAGTAAACACCAAGTATTTGGTACACGCTAGACGACAGGGTAGCAGTACAGGTTGTCCATGTAGGACTTGTAGCCCGTTCCCGTAAGCATTCCCATTTGGCAGCCTGACAGACCTCAGATATAGCCTGGGTTATGCACTGCTTTGTTAGACTCCCTAAGATACCTGTGGTTGAACTGGTTATAGACCTTTCCCCAACTAGGTTTAGGACGTTGTTTATAGAGGTTAGTAAAGTTCTAGACATAGCTTACATTCCCGTACTGTGAACTTGAGAGACAATTACCAGCATAGAGGGATAGACCGACATCACCAATGTCCCTTAGCCACCAGATAGCCTCTTGGAATGAGTGGTTCGCACTGGTAAACCTTCCACTACCACCTATGACTATCCCACCAAGAGAACCGTTTACTGCGTAGGGTACTGCTGTAGATAGATGTGTGACCCCGTTAAACCTAACTCTGGTTGTGGCAGGACTACCGGCGGTAGCAGACCATCCAGTGACGTAACTTGTGTTTAGTGCTGGTGCAACCCCTGTAACAAAGTCAGTTTGAGCAGGAGTTTGTATTTCATGTACTTCTGGGTCATACCCCCGATTAGGGAAGTAAAAACCAGAGAGTGAGCCTCCACCCCCATATACAGTTCGGAGTGCAGACGTAGGAGCTACTGCGCCAAAACACCCACTTATACAACAAATAGACATAGCTGTTGTTTCTGTTGGGATAACGGTCAGAGCATAAACCCCGTTAGTGACTAGAGGGGCTATGATAGGTCTGCCGTCTATTGTAGCCACCCAGTCTCGTGTAGAACCATTCCAAATTTTAAACTGTAGAGGGGCGTTGGGCTGCGCTAGATTGTTCCCGTTACCTGACTGGTCAAAAAAAGCCGCAACAAAACCATCATTTGTCGTACAATGTGCATCTAAAGCAGCCTTATCTATCCAGTTATTAGAGAAGCCAATTTGAGCCTCTACATTATCACCAGCCCTCCTAACACGTACACAGTTACCAGAGTAAGCACTTCTAAGTTTTCTTAGGGAGTATGCCCCAAATGCTCCAGTTAAACCCCCGGTGTCCAGAAGTAACTGGGATGCTGTGTTTTGAATTATACCAGGCTCACCAATTTTTCTCAAGGTTCTCATTGTTCCTCTTCTGGGTATGTAAACGAACCATCAAGGTTATCAATCTTATCTGTAAAAACCTTACCATCAGAGGCACTGTTTAAATCTGCATATAGGGTTTTTAAAGTTATTGAAGGGCTATCATCTACAACTCTAGCCAAGCCGGCATACACAGGTCTAACTTTGTTAAGTGCCTCTGTGTTTGCTTTACTGAGTTTGGTAATTGTTTTGTCCCAAATATCAGAATGGATAAAGGCTGTCTTTGTGTTCGGCGCATAAAATAGGAACTTAGTTACTCTAGCCTCTCTTGGTACACCTGATACCCAATCCATGCACAGCATAGATAGTTCCCGCATATCAGCAACCTCTGAGGTCACTTTCATTATAAACATAGGAACACCCTACCCTAAGAGTCTAAACCACTGGTATTGTAAGATAGCCCCACTGACTAACCATACCTTAAGGTCTAGTTCAATAAGGTCTATCCTTAATTCTTGGCTACTAGCGTAAAGCCTAAACCCGGTATCAGCGTCGGGGTTACTCTCGTCTAGCGTGTAGAGGAGTATAGCCGAGCCAACGTTCTGAATAATTATCCCATCGGCACCGGAAGGTCTGGTTAGCGTCTGAACAGAACCGGAAGTTGTGAGTTCTGAATGTGCGCCAATGGGATAAAGTCCATGCTGAAAATTACGTCTATTCATAGTAAGATGGAGAGGTGTTTATCCTCTCCGATAGGTTTACACTACGTTAATTTCTTGAACCCCTCGTAAAGCGAACTCATGCACGACAATAGTGCTTGCTGCTGTGGCGAGAGTACCTGTGGTTATAACCAGCGTCTCACCCCCACTTACAGGGAGAAGCTCTGAGTGGAAAGCACCACCAGCAGCTAACGGGGGGAGAGGAACACCAACGGTATCAGTAGCTTGCAGTGCGACACTAGACCGAGTTATAGTTCCCGTAGTTGAGAACATGGATACTAGAACAAAGCAGGTCTTAGCATTAAGAGTTACAGTAAAGGTGTCTGTACTGGTAGCAGCAGTATTACCTGAATTAACGATAAACGGGACAGGGGTAAAATTACCAGAACCTAGTTGTCCAATTCGGGGTCTGTTGTTTTTTTGTCTGTTTTCGGAACCTAATAGGTTCAGTTTAGTGACTGTGATAGCAGCCATGGTTTAATTCCCTCCTTTAGCTTGAATTTCTGCTTTTAGTTTAGTGAACTCATCTGTTATGTAAGTCTTAAGTTCTGCCTCAAGATTAGCTAGTCGCTTACTAAGTTCAACTTCATTAACCCCTACTTCTACACGAACAGATGTATTAGAAGTAGGAGTGTTACTTCTGCTTCGTTGTCCTTCTCGTAACTGGAATGACTTTGGCATTCTTTTACTCCTACGTATCTACCCTACACAGCACCAGTCTCGTCAGTGTTTATGATGACTGCGTGGTCTGGACGGAACACTTTAACGTCGTAAATTTGGGTTAGTACAACGTGGTGTTCTTGGTAGTCAACAGACCACTCGTAGTCAACGGAAGGAGTTTTCTGGATAGCCATCTTACACCAGTCTTTGTGGGCTAAGATAGCTGTGTGATAGCCCGCTGTTAAAGCAGAAGCTGTAACGCTACTACCAGAACGTAACTCAGGGTTCTGCGTGGGGAAGTAGGGTGCAGTGGACATACCAGGGGTGGGAGAAGCTAAACCATTCTCACCGTTGGTGTAACCAGTTGTACTGTTTAAACCAATGTTTGTGGACATCTTCATAGAGATACCCAGAGGAGAGAGAGGTTGCCCACTCTCAATAGAACCACCTTTAGTGAAGTCTTTGTTGGATAACAGGGGGTCACTAATTAAGGAAGTCCACTGTAGAGGGGACATCAGCAGAACGAGTTCATTAGTATTAATGTTGTTCTGTAGAAGAATTTCGTAAGCAGATAGAATGTCTGAGAACGATAGAGGAACAGAAGAAGTTACAACGTTAGAACCACTATTAAACCCATTGATGGTTGCCCGTTCAGCTAAGACAGCATTGTCTAAGTCACGAGCTAAAGCATAACCGGCTTCACGAGTGTATTCGGCACGGAGGTTAACGTTAGCTTGAATTTCTAAGAGTTTATCAATAGCGAACGCAACGTCTTTGTACCGTCGAACTACCATAGACCAACGTTTTTCAGAGAGTGCCTGGTAGGTGACGGGGTTTCCGGGGGTCTTACTCTCCACAGCTAACCGACTGATAAAGGGCATATAAATCGTGTCCCCTTTATTACCAGCAAAGTTTATCATACTAACTAACTCTTTAGCTGCAAAGTTAGCGTCTCGGTAACGGATAACGTCTGTTGACCATACCTCTGGGATAAACACACCAGAAGTAGCATTAGTGAAGGGTGCGCCTTGAGGGGCTGAACCATATAAACCCATAATTGTCTCCTAAGAATTATCTAATGTCATTAACAACTTGCCCACGACGGAAGGCTTCCTCTAGTTGAGGCTGAATGCGAATATACTCGGCTTCCGAGAGCTTGACTACTTCACTCATTCGGTACTTAGCTGTAGCTCCCGAACGTGGCTTAACAGACCCTTGACGGATGTACTGAGGGTTCTGACGAACAGAGGCAGACTGGTTAGTAGCCTTATCTTTTGTAAGTAGGGCATATATAAGTCTAGCTCCCTCAACGTTGTCAAGTGCCTTTTTCTGAGGTGCTGGTAGTTTTTCCCAGTAACCTTTAACCTCTTGAAGGGTGGTTTGGTAGTCGTCACCCCACTCCTGTTTTAGAATATTTGTCTGCTGCTCTACTACATACTGGGCTTTAAACTGTTGTAGTTCTTGGAGAAGCCCGTAAACGTCGTGTAACCCTACACCCAGAAGTTGTTTAACCTCCTTATCTACATAAAGGAGACGTTCTCTAAGCTTCTTCTCGTCTTCGGGTTCCTCTTCTTCCTCTTCTTTTTTTGGTTCCTGTGCTGCCTCTGGGGGTGTTTCTTCTGCTGCTGGCTGCTGTCCTACGCCGAGTAAGCCTGCCAAAGCATCCACATCTACACCTAGTTTAGAGGCTATAGAGGCTAGTTCTTCCGAGGACACAGAGGATGAAGCCTCAGCGTCTGCATTGTCCTGTAAAGTTTGGGGGTCATCTACACCCATAGTGTAGCTACCGTTTAAGTACCCGTAGTCCACAGGTGCGTCTGCTGTCTGTTGTTGTAGGGTGTTATCCACCACGGACTCATTTTGGTTTTGCATATGTCTGTTGTGCTTTTAACTGTAGAAATTTCTGTAGCTCTTCTGGGTTGCTGGCTATAGCTTGGGCTACACGCTGTCCGGGTTTGCCTCCTGTAATTAAACCTTTATCCATTAGCTCATTCACCTCTGGACTAGCACCCATAGCACCCGGAGACATTTGTGGGGGCATAGGGGGCATTTGTGGAGGAGCCGACACAGGGACATCAGTAGGGAGAGGAGGGGCAGCAGCAGCAGGGGTGGCAGGTGCGGCTAAGAACTTGTGCCAATTATCTCTCCGCATAAACTTAGAGGTTAGATGTTCCGCTACTGCGTCCCAATTAACTCTACTGGACAGTTGCTCATTTTGAGACATAACGGACACGAAGTCCACAGCATTCTTAACGTCGTACTCTTTATCGGCTACATGAGAAGAACCAAGAGGGCAGACAGTGTAGCTATCCGCTAGTTCCTCTTGTCCGACTAACCAGAAGTCATAAACTATACTGGCTTTTCTAGAAGGGACACGAACTACCTCTTCATTCTCTTGGAACTGTTGAAGATGAGCGTACATCTTATTTAAAAACTTGTAGAGGGCTGTACTCTCAATATGCCCGTGAATACGGTTAAGTCTATTACCGCCAGCACTACGTTGAGCTTTAACCTCCTCTGCTGTAACCCGTTCTCCGTCACGTCCAGAGTTCACGCCTAAGTAAGCACCTACTCCAGTAGTCTTTTCTATCCTCTCGTCTAGTATCTGTTCATCCCTTACCGAGATGTTATTGGTTCTCTCAATAGGAATAGGACGGATATTGTCGGGTGTTTCTACACGGATGAGCTTACCGGGTTCACTGTACAAGTTTTCAAAGTCTATAACCCCATCGTCAACGACAGCGTACATAGGGTTAACCGTTAACTCGTCACAGTCTAGTCTATGGTTCTGTACCTCAAACATTTGATGAAGTTGACCAATGACGGGTTGTAGTAAGGACACACCATAGGGTGAGCCTTGTGTATTAACATAGGTTCCGACTATAAAAGGTTTACCATCCCAGAATGGGTTAGTTTCTATATTTAGAAGCTTGGTTCCCATAATGGTACAAACTACGTCTAGGTACACAATGTCATCTAAGTAGATGTCTCCCCAGTATTCATATAGTTCTAATGACTGGTTAGCGTTGAAGGTAGTATCTGGAATTAGACCGACCATTTCATTAATGTCTTGTTTAAACACACGGGAGACTGAAAGGTCTGTACTTGTAGCTCCTTTAACGTCCTCAACGTCTATTAAGGGGTACACACCTTCTTCTACTAACCTAATTACTTCTGCTTTAGTCTTGGTTATTCTGCGGATACAGGCACAGTCAACAGTACCAGAAAACCCACTAGAAGGGTCTAGGTAGAAGTCATAAAGGTCAATAACCTCTAAGTCAATACCGTCATAAATTACCTTCTCAATGGGTACGGTAGTAAAGGACTCCCTACCATCAGGCTGTCTTACTTTTACCTTTCTAAAGGTAGGTTTTACATCATACCTATACGGGAGAGCCATGACGGAAGTCCCTACTACACAAAGCTGACGGACAAACACATCCCACCAGTCCTCGAAGTTAGCTTGGTTTAGCTTCTTCTGAATAAGCTTTTTAACCCGTTCAAGTCTCATCAACCAGTTGTCGTCTTCACCTCCGCCGCCACCTGCATTAGGCATTTGTGGGATAAGGTCAAACCAGTCTTGAGCAGGGAATGTAGCCTGTTGAATATAGGAGTTCACCGTCTCTACAAGGTCAAAACCCTTGCCTGTGTGTATTTGGTGTCTCCAGGAGCCTTCATCAACAGACTGCCCTAAGTCTAGAGCCTGTCTTCTTAACCAAGAAGCTGACTGAGGAGTAGAGAAGTAGTGCGCCCACTCTGCTGTCCAGAGAGTCTCTACCTCTTGTCGTCTAGAAGACCAGTCCTGTAAAGTCTCGGTAACGTACCTAACGATGCACTCTTTCCGCTTTTCAACAGAGGTATTGTCTGTCTCCTCTATAAACTGTACTAAAAGGTCGTCCTTAGTCTGCTTTATCATCTTAATCCTCCGAACATTTTATTAACTGGTCTAGGGGGTGTCTTGTTTTCTGCTGACTGTCGCTTCACAGGTTTTCCTATCTCCCGTATCATCTCAATAACGTCCAGGGGGTCATCCTTCACGGTGTCTGATGGGAACAGGTTAAACATATCTATAAGTTCCTTCTGGCAACCCGTGTAGGCTGGTAGGTAAAGCCCCTTATTAAATATTAGGGGTTGTAAGCCTGCCTCTATCCTTTCCTTTTTAGACTTGTCTCTAGGGGGGTTATACTCTTTTACCATTACCTGGTGTCCCACCCTAATAGAAGCCTGTTTAATATAGGTAGAGAGGGCAAACGAGAAGGCTACTGACTCAAGGTACACAGACCAGCATTCCCACCTTTGGGCTAACTCTATGACTTGTGCCGCCCACTGCTCAGGCGACCATCTACCGAACTTAAGGTCAAATATGAGTAGTCTAGTCCAGTCAGGTGTTTCAACGATACCTCCTATACCTATAGCTGTGTAGTCACTGTTTTTATTAGCTTTACCGGCAGGGTCAATTACAAGTCTTGGGAATATACGGTGAGCCTCGTCTGTGTCTCCGAATTTGTACAACCAGTAGTTAGTATTTTTCTCTTTAAGTAGAGAACCAGGTCTAATAAACTGTACGCTGTCCCAAGTTAGAGTAATGTCCTCAGTGACTAAGACTTTATTCAGGTACTGAGCGTACCAGTGCCTATTAGACATACTTTTACGTCTTTTATTGGCTACATCATCATTCCAACGCTCTCCCCAGAGGTATCCGTCTGTGTTATCCTCACCGTTTTTATAAATGTTCTTTTCGTAGTATAACCAGCAAGAGTCGCCGGTTTTAACGTCGTCTTCTATCTCCTGATACCAGTCCCATCGGAAATAACGAGTCCCGTTAACCCCGACTTCATCTCCTACACGACACAGAAACTGTATTCTATCTTGGTACTGTTTAGCTTTACTGAGGGGTTTTAGTCTTTCATATAGTTCCTGGTCAAAGAACTCTGGGTCAACTACAGAGAATAAGTCATTTTTCCAAGTGTCTATTTTCTCCTTTTTAGCTGTGGTGTCGTAGTTGGTAAAGTCTATCATGTCGTCAATGTGAATAACGTCATAGTGGAACCCAGTAGAGGCAGACCCTGCACAACCGACACCAATAGTGGGGTCTTTAGATATAATGTCCCTTAATACCTGTATTTGGTTCTGGTTCCAGATAATTTTCTTATCTATAGCCTCTGTATTGTACGTACTTTCATCTTCGTCTGCCACGAACAGGGCATTACGAGACTGTTGACGTGCTGTAACCCCAGAAGCCTTCTCCATTAAAGGGATAAGACGAACACCAGGGTAGTGAGGTCTGTTATTCCAAATATTCTCTTGGTTCCACGGGTCAACTAGGTACTGTTGCATCTCCCGCATGATAGCCTGTCCTAGTTCCTTCCTACCCGTGCCTATAAATATTCTAATGTTTGGGTTGACGTATATTAAATGTAGATACTTGAGGATGCTTAAGGTAGTTTTTAAATGACCACGAGGGAAGATGGTACAAACCTGTTTACCTTCCCATCGTAGTTCTGAGAGTTCTTTGTGGCACTCACCGAATGCTTTAGAGCCACCATGAAAATTAATTAGGTCAGCAAATTTCCAGAGGTCTGTAATGCTCCCAATTAACTCCTGTTTAGTCGGTACTCGTCTTTCTTTAGTGACTCTAGGCATGGTTTTGTGTTGTTTCTCTAGTTTATACTTCGGCTGTGGTTAGTGCGGCAGTAGAGATAGCCCCAGCCCCTCCAGAGCTTTCCATGTAGAAGGGGAGGTTGAAAAATTCAGCAAACACAATAACCCGTGTAGCCTGTTCGGAGTCAGAGTCACTGGCGACTAGCTCGACACACTGAACAGTGGTATTCGCAGTGGGGGTAACGGTGAAGTTACCAGAACCGGAGCCGATAGCAGCACCGGTGTACGTTGTGTTACCACCACTCGCACGGGTAATGGTTCCGGTTTCAGATTCACCAGCAACCAGAGTTCCACCGATATTATAGATAGCTGTCCATCGAACGACACAAGAAGAACCTTCTGGGACATAGATAGCCTGACTACCCTTCTCATCTTTCAGGTAGAAGTCAACGTTAGGGGAGTTATCCACGGTACCAGCAGCGTAGAACAGGCGGCTCCAATTGGTTTTAGTTGAGAACAGGGTATGGTCTTGTGACTGGAATGAAGAAAATTGGTCTGCGGGGTATTGAATAGGCATGGTTTTATTTAGGGTTTTGTTGGTTGTTTGAACTACTCAACAGTCCGGCTAGTTGTGCTAGAAGGCTGTTTACCTGCGTATTAATATCAGCACCAGAAACAGACATTAAAGGGGCATTGGTTACATTAGAAGGTACAGCAGACTGAGGAGCAAACACAGAGGGAGGTACAGCAGCCTGCGGGGTATAAACAGAAGGAGGTGCAGGGGGAGTACCACCTGGGGGTCTAGTAGGGTAAGCTACTGGAGTAGTAGGAGTGTACTGGAAATTAGTAGGGGGAGCCTGAGTGGGCATAGGAGCCGCCGGCATAGTTGTACGAGTAGGGAGTTCCTGCTTCACCCCTTGTTCTGCTGTCTTAGCTGGCTGTTGCTGCTGCTCTTTTTTCCAAGCCTGCTCCTGCTTATACCACTCATCGTACTGGTTGTAGTTAGCAGGGGATAGGTAAAAGGCTTTTGACCCAGAGTCAGCTTTCCACTGTTTTGTGTCTATGTCAGAGGAGTCACCACCTTGACCGGTAGGTACTTCACTCCACATATTTTTATCCCGGTATTCGGAATACCTCTTATACTGTTCCTGAGCCACAGGGTTTAACCTATTAAAGGTTTCTATCCAATTTGATGTCATAGTTTACACCTAAGAAACAGAACCAAAGAAGCTACCACTACTCATACCCGAAGTATTATTAGACAGCATTCTCCTACTAGAAGTTAGACGCTTTCTCTGTTCTGCCAACCTCATGTCAAGGTTCCTTTGGTCTTGTTCAGCTTTTTGTCTAGCCCCTTCCTCTATGAAGAAGCTTTGTAGCATTGAAGCTGACGAGTCAAGTTCTGCCGCTCGTAGTTCCGCAGCTTGCTTTTCTCTAGCCGCCTGCTCATCAGCAAGGACTTGGTTTGTTATGGTGTTTGCATTCTGAAAGCTGGTATTAAGGCTGTTAACCGTGTTCCCCGCACTAGCTAAACTAGACGCAGCAGCATCATTTAGCGTAGTTAAGTACCCTTGTACTTCTGTGTTACTGTTGTTAATTGACTGCCCTAGAGTCCCTGACTGGGATGGGGGGGTAGTAAAGAGTGAAGTAGTAGAGGAAGTAGCTACAGGAGCAGCAGACGACGTGGAGGGGTAATAAATAGAGGGGGTTGTGGTTAGAGAAGTAGAATTAGTAGGGGTAGCGGCAGTGGGGAGGACAGTAGCAGCAGTGGGAGCAGTAGTAGTTGTAGGAGCAGCAACGGGAGCAGTAGTAGTAGCTGGTGTGGTTGTTGTTGTTTCTGTCGCCGCTCTAGCAGCTGCTGCCTCATTATTCACTGCGCTCTGTGCAGCTAGTGCAGCTTCTTCTTCTTGTCGTTTCTTTTCCTCTGTAGATGCCCACTTCTGATAAGCAGAACGCATCCACTGGTTTTCCCAACTAGCTTCTGTGTCTAATGTACCGTCTGGGTTAAGTGGGTTCGAGGAAAAGATACTCCAAGCACTACCCCCTTCAAGCTTTTTAAGTGTCTCTGGGTCATACCCAAGCATCTGTCTGTACAGGTTAGAACTCTTTGTACTCATAGTTACTCCTGCCCTCCAGTTAGGAATTTCTGTAGGATACTAAAGTTAGCGTCAACTGGGGCATTCACAGGTCTGAATAAGGCATCTAGGTTACCTAACGACGCAGTGTTCCGATTACGACGTTCCTCGTTAAGGGTATCTATAGAGTCGAAGAATGATGTAAGGACTTTGGTATTATCCTTAAGCTGGTCTAGTTGTAGCCCACCTATCTCTGTCTGTTTTTTACCGATGCCCAGTGTAGCCTCTAGACCCTGGTTAGAAAGCTGAGTCTGCATTTCGTACAGTTGGTCTTCAAAGGCATCTGCTGACTTTTGAACGTTAAGCTTCTTTTTCTCTACGACAGCTTGTGACTTACTGGTATCTACGCTTCTAGCTCCCATTATTACTCTCCTTAGTTGTAACTCGTTTTACTTGTCTTGCCTTCTCTAAACCTTCTACTCGTTTCCGTTCTCTCTCGGCTTTCGTTCTGTGACTGAGTAGCTTCTGTTTAACTACAGGGACACGAGCCTTGTACTCAGTAATGTCTTCTACAGTTAGACCATAGAAGTCTAGTGTCTCACACACACCGTGTAGGGCTGTGTCTTTCAGTCTTTCTTTAGTTGGTGTTCTCATAGGGTACAAAAAAAAAATAGAGAGACAGTGGCTGGGTGTTCTCGTTACACCACTTGCTGCTGCTGCTCTCTACTTTCACACACAATACACACGACACACACGACCACACGGAGGTCACACTTTTATAGTTACACACGCCTTCTTCACACGCTCTAAAACACACAACTAGGGTAGTACAGCTAGTACCGGGTAAGCGGACTGTAGTATTGATAGACGAACACTAGACACAGCAAGGGTTTAGGTAAAAAGAAGACCACTAAGCCCTACCGTGCTTAGTGCCTAGCTCATCTGTTCCGGTCTTTTATACAGCAGAACAGCCTCAGCGAGCTTATCCTTATAGGTGAAGTCTAGACACTAGACACAGTAAGGGTTAGTTACATTTTTGTACGAATTGTCTTAGGCTGTTGGTGCGTGCGCGAGTTCCCCCCCTTTGTACTAGGTACGTACTGTAGTAATTAGTACCAAAGTAGTACATCGGAACGTTCTCTATTAAACACTAGGTAGTACGTTTATACCATAGTACATACTAGAGTACAGGTACACTATCTCTATAGAACACAGGCTAGTCAAGGTTTGTGCACCTATATTTAAACACAGGCACATAGTAGTACATCGGAACTATCTCTATAACACGGGGAAAGAGGTAGTAGGGTACAAGTGTTTCTTTTTATAGGTACGAGTATCTTTTTATAGGAGAGTACACAGTGAAAGTCTTGCATTGTCTTGCATTGTCTTGGTTTCTATTGCTTTGTACTACTCGTAACTATGTGAGTACACACAGACACAGATAGTCAAGACATAACTGATAAGTAAATATTATATAGTTCAGCTAAAGGTATAAGTGTTTCTATATACACACAGACACAAAAAAAGAGTATAGAGCTTCCCTTTCCGCACATTCTATACTCTGTACTATAATTCACGAGAGGGTTTTTATACCCTTGAGTGAATGTATTGTAGCTTTACATCACTCCGAATGCTTTGGAGGCATTCTCCGTTAGTGGTTCTTTGGTTGCGTCTCGAAGGTTTTAAGACCTTCTTCGTCGCTTTATTCTAAAGACTACTTACACATAAGAGACGAGGTGTCCGATGAAAAAAAGGTACGGTAAACCGAGTAAACCGTACAATATATCTGTACTAGACAACGAGAGAATAAGGGTTTCAGCCTATAAGTCTTAATATTCTCTTTATATTCTGTGTGTCTATCCAAAAGAAAAGGACACTCTATAAAGTGTCCTGTTAGTTCTAGTGTTCTACTTAGTGAGTGTCTGGTTTAGCAGAAAGGAAGCATTTAGGGTATGTGAACCACCAGTCATAATGTCCATCTTCCCATTGGCGGCAGTCTATATAACCTGCACCGAACATGGCGTTCAGCACATCGAGTAAGTTAACCAGTCCGTGTCCATAAGCAAAGTCAATTAAGTTACTGTAGGTTATTTGGCGTTCCATGTATCCTTTCCATAAGTCTATAAGTTGTTTTGCGTTCACTTTGTCTTGACTGTAGTATGTGTGTGTAGTGGTAGCGTTCATGGTGTAACCTCTGTCTTTTTCTGTGTACCTCTTTATTATACACTATTTTTTCTGGTGTTGTGTTAGTACATCAGAACTATGAGGACAGTTGCTCAAGTGGCACAGTAGTTCTAATGTACCCTCTTGACATTCCTCCTAAATATATGCTAGAATAGAAATATTCCTTGAAAGAGATGAGAGTGTATGTGATGCACTGGTACAGGGATTGGTACAATTTCCTCACCTTCATAGGCTTATCGTGTGGGGGTAAGTAAAGTAGTACATCAGAACTACGAGGACAGTTAGGAAAGTGTCACACTACCCTCCCACAAAAAGTGAATACTTGTTATAGTGAAAGAGTGAGGGAAAGGAAAAGGGAACAGAGGAAAAAGAAGTACAAATGAACCCTTGACAAAACCCAAAACATTGGTTAGACTGAAAGAGTAGAGAAAAGAGGTAAAGAAAGAGAAGACGAGTTAGGGAAAGCATTAGGTAAGCTTAAAATTAGAATTAACCTACATGACGAGAACCAAAACAAAACCTCTCTCAACTTCACCACCAACTACTCTCTCCTAGAGGAAAAGAAATGCCAAAAGTCAACCCTCAAAAAATAGTACAAACGAACGCTTGACAAAACAGAAAAAGTTAGTTAGACTGAAAGAGTAGAGAAAAGACAGAGACACACACAAAAGACAACTGAATAACAAGCGGAAAGACGCTCCTGTAGAATGAGACCTATAAACAGTAGGATGGTCATAAGAGAGATAAATGTCTCAGCAAGCCGCTATACTAGACAGCTACTGACCAGACTCTCAGGTTTACTTTTCTTTTGTGTGTGTCTCTGTCTTTTCTCTAGTGTGTTCTTAACAATTTTGCAACGGAACACAACTAAGGAAACACACACACACAAACCATAGAGGTTATTATGAACTACAGTCCACAAGACTTACTGAAAAAGGCTGAGAAGTACAGAAACGATGTCACGGATAGCAGGTACGCTCACAATTGTCCTAAGCGTACTGGTTGGTTAACTCCTATATCCCAAGAGTTTATAGATAGTGAACGTGGTACAGAAACCGATGTAATTGAGTACATCGAGAACTACCTAGATGAATCACTGGTGTTTGTTTGCTGTACTGAGTACGGATGGTATATACAAGAGATGGTGTGGTCTGAGGAATCAAGACCAAATAAACCCTGTTACTCACTAGACAACGAGGACTGGTATAAAGACGGTGAGCTTATGCTAGAAAATCCGTTCGACTACTTCAACTAGATTGTACGGGTAAGCTTAAGGGCTTACCTGATAGAGTCTAGGCTCTACTAAACAACACACACACACTGAGGTTACTATGTCTAACAATAAAAACACAGCCGAATACTGGAACGATGGAACTACCCTACCTACTGTTCAACAAATTAAAGACATGGGTGGTTATACTCACGGTATCAAACACACTAAAGGATACCTAGTAAGCTTACCTAATTACGAGTACAAAGTACCGGCTTCTGAGTGTACCGATAAGCATTGGGCTAAACACTTCATTAAAGTCCGTGCTGAGTTATCTGTAAAAACCAATAAATACTTAGGGGCATGGTTTAAATCAGAGGATGACACCTTCTACTTTGACCTTAGCCAATGGGTTGAGACAAAAGATGAGGCTTTGGCACTCGGAAAAGAGCACAACCAATTAGCTGTCTATGAACTAGAGACAGGTAACTGTATCCGGTTGTAAGTTGATGAATTGTATCAGTCAGCAAGCTTATCCTGTGCTGACTGAATAGAGTTTATCATACTAACTCTACAGAAACACACCTATTAGGGAGAGATACACACTATGTTAGAATACAACGGTCAGATAGAAGACAACAGACGTAACTTTGAGCGTATCCTCAAAGACTCTGTGGTCACTGGTAACAAACACCGGGCAGAAAAGTTAGCAACTTGGGCTTATCAGTTAATGTACCATAATGCCGAACGGGTAAACCGTCGTGAGATATCAGTCTATGATGGTTGGCTAAACCACAAAGCTTACTGTAACGAGTGTACTGGCTACGGTATTAAAAGAGGGGAAGCCTTTGAACGAGAAGAATACCTAGCCCTTCTCATCAAAGCTTAGACAGACAGACAACACCACAAACTTATCAACAATAGGAGACACACACACACTATGTTTACTTCAACTAACCTAAGACTTTGGTATCCCAGAACCAATACCCGTTACGATGAACAGACTCTAGCTTATCATGGTGTTACGTTCTACCACGTTGACGATGACCCTAATGCTTACAGACAGCATGATGCCACCATTGAATATAAAGATGGTGATGGTAGCTGGCAGGTCTATGGGGATAACACACCAACGAGAAGCTTAAAGTCTCTAGACGAGTGTCTGCACTATGTCTTAGGTGGAACTTTCAGTAGTCGGAAAGACCATTGGTCTATAGTAGGGTAATTAAATTGTACCTGCTTACTTATCGGGTAGGCAGGCTAGAGTTTAAAACAACTCTAACACACACACACACAACAAAGGTAAACACAATGCCTAATACTTATAGTGTTGAGTCTAAAATTAAGCTTAGTAACTTACCAGTAAGCTTAGGACGTTGGGTAGAGATGAATGATGACCTTAACCACACCACAATTATTAAGGATGGTTGGTGTTACACTCTGTCTCCCCTGTTCCATGAACAAGATGCTAACCGTACTATCTACAATGGTGGGGAAGTAATTACCTTAACGTCAAGTAAACAAGGAAACCAACTAGAACCTGTTACCCATACCAAACAGGCTGACTGGTGTCCTTCGTTCATTGAGTTCTAACATACAACAACCAACGGGGAGATATAATGACATGAAAATTATTCGTCAGTCTTGGGATAGTGCAGAGATAGGAACTGTTGTAGTCCTCAGTGACTCTTGGGTAAAGCTTACCTATCTCGGAGACGTGTATATCTTAGCATCAAGCGTATCTTTGAGTGACTCTGAGGGTCGTACAAAGTTCCACCCTGATAACTGGAAGTACCACACAATAGGTCTCTGGTTAGTATCTGGTAAGGAGGTATAATGTCTTACAACAAAGAAGCTTATGAAGCTAGAAAGCTAAGTGACCCTGACTATCATCGTCGGCGTGTTTATAACTTGAGATACCCTGACGGTGACTTTGAAGCGTATAACTCAGCTTCTCACTGTGTAATTTGTGGTCGTCCGTTTGAACCTACAGGGAGACAACGTAAGGTTCAAGACCACTCACATAAGACTGGGAAAACACGAGGGGTTATTTGTCACAACTGTAACATGAGCCTAGCCTATGTAGATATGGTAGGTACAGCTACCTTAGTTAAATATTACGAGGAATATTCTTAGGAGGTGTTCCATGATGTACTACTTTAGAGACGAGTTTGGGTACAGACATTACAGTCGGTTCTACACTAACATAGTAAAGAAAGCCTTAGAGTTTAATGTCAATCCCCAAGACATTAAGTTTGCCGCTCATTGGGGTTATTGGCATTACTAAAGAGAGACTGTACCGGATAAGCTTAAAACTTATCCGAATAGAGTCTTTAATTTTTCTAGATGACTCTAGGTAGATAAACACAATGTTCTATGCTAAACTTCTCGATGGTTACTATTCAGGTAACCGAGTCGAGTACACTGGTATTTATGAAGCTAATGGTAGCTTCACAATATACGAGAACTCAACGGTTTTGTGTAACCTTGAGTCGTCGCACACCCTGGATGACCACTATACTCACCCTAGCGTAATGCCTTATTACAATTTGGCTAGTCAGCTAGTCACTGAGGGGGAAAAGTCTTAAGGTCTTTGCTACACTACGTGTCATTTTTCTACAGACAACCACAAAGAGGATACCATGACTACTCAATACACACGACTCCAAGCCAATGCTCTAACCCCGACCGTGGTTAACAAGCTTAAAGCTGTACTAAGCTTTGGTATCAGTGACAACTTACGGTTCCATAAACAGCTAAGTCTCGAACGGTTGTCTTACCTAGCATTAGGTGATGGACTACTAAACCAGTTTGAGATTAACCCCAAGAAAGCCTTGAACTTCTTACTAGACCCTCAGATTGGTGTTCTAGTTATTGGTAAAATCCTCACACCTATTGAGGTTGGTGTAGTCTATTCAGATGCTGACGTTGACTGCCAAGAGGACTTACCCGAAGTTACAGAGGATGAGACAGACAATGAGTTTATATTCACAGTGTCTGGTCGCCACCGTATTACTGGTCTTCTAACATGGGCATATGCAAACGGTATTGACCCCAAAGATGTAATGGTACCCGTCACTGTGTCCTATCATCTAACATGGGAAGATGCGGCATTGGCAGTGCTTGCCGCTAATGGTAGTCGCACCATGACCCCTACTGAGAAGCTTAACGTCACAAAACAGAGCCAGCAGATAGACACTCAGGACTTCAAATCGTTAGCTAATAGCGTTGACTCAACCAAACACGCTAAAGAAGCTTTCATCTTAACGGTAGCTAGTCCTTCGGTAGCTGAGAAGCTAGGCTTGCAACGTAACACTATAGCCAGCGTAGCCCGCTCATTCCTTAAACGCCTCTCTACTAAACATAAAGGGATGCTGTCTTGGTTCTCTGATGTAGATGTCTTAACTACAGTTGGAAAGCTGTTTGTTTCATCTCTTGCAGGTATCCTAAAAACGACTAGCCAATCTAACATAGCCCGTTATGCCACTTCTGTAGGTAAGGAAGTCTTTGAAAACATAGACGTAACAGACCTACTTAACTTAAGAGACAATGTAGGGTCTTTGAAACCTACCGTTACCGTTACAGTTGAACAACAAGACACACAACAACAAGACACAGAGGTACAGGAAAATGGACAACTACACCAGAATACGGAACAGACAAGCGAACCAACAACGGATGATGGAATTGGTGAACCCGACGAAGACTTATTCTAGCAAAGAGATTCAAGAGTTACTAAACCTACCTGAGTTGCCTTATCAAGATGGACTTACTCCAGAACAACGTAACATAATGGACTCTATAATGGATAGTGTCTTTGCAAAAATGGTTGAGGATGGGAGTATGAAGTCCTTACCACCTAAACGAGCAGGGGGTTCATCCCAACGGGTACACTCAGCACCTCTTAACCTCAAATACTTAGACCATCCTAACTACGGGTTGTAAACGAGACACACA